TATTATCAGAATGCTGCTTTGTTTATGTCAGATCCAAGATACAAATCATTACCACAGTATCTTCAAACATCTGGTATTTCATCTTCGTTTATTGCTTTGAAGGAAGCACTAGACAAGAACAGAGAATCTAGATCAACGGAAGAAACTGCTGAAAAAATGATTGAAGTATCTAACAAAAAATCTGCCAAGAAAAAGGTAGCTTAACATAAACTGGGTCAGGTGAAAGCCTGGCCCAAACAAATAGGAGATGTATGAAACCAATAAGAAAAGATGAACAAGAGTATCTTAGAGTATATATTCAAGATAAGTTCAGAAGCAAAAGATCAGCTCTTGAGTCAGATAGAGAGTTACAAGTAGAAGAACAATCTAAAAAGAATTACAAAAAATTTGTATCTACTTTGAAAATATCTAGCATGATTAAACAAGCTGAAAAGTTACAAAAAGACTATGATAATTTTGTAACATCTAAAGAAAAAGTTGAAAGTGAAAAGTTACAAAAACTTAAAAGACACATTCAACTTATAGAAGATCATATGCGTAAATGGAAGAACATAAGAAGATGGGAAAGTAGTCCAAACTTTATGTCTTATGATGGTAGTAAACCAAAATTATATAATATTGAAAGTTATATAAATGAAGTTCTTCAACAAGAAACTAGAAATGCATATGACAATAGTTCTAAAGGTAAAGCTATCAAAGAACTAGATGCTCAACGTGAGTCTTGTGAGAATGCTTTATATTCTGGTTCATCACTTGGTTCTGTTAGAGGTTATATACATAATGTATTAACTAAAGCTCAAATATCTGACAGTATACCAAACCAATTGATGATTGAGTCTAAATAATAATGTGGCAAATGCCCGGTCACTTACGACTGGGCATTGTGCCTAACAGAAAGGTAATTATGGATAATATGAAACTACATGAAGCTCAAGATGAACACAACAGAAAAGTTGTTGATATTATACAAAGCATTGGTTCTCACATGAGACAGACTGATGAGATTGTTGAGAAACATAGAAAGATTATGCTTTTTATGCTTGGTATACATTTTGTTACAATACTTATAGTCCTTTTTGAGGTTGTAAGATGAAACAAAAAGAACAAGTTGAGCTGCTAGATAAAGCTACTGACAAAGCTATCAAACAAGTTGAGAAAGAACGTAAAGGTAAAAGACGTAACTTTATCAATGAGTGGTTTAGATATGTTGAGCTTGTATCTAACTTTATTAAAAAACAATTAAACTAGGAGTAATATGTGGATAGATAAACTAGCTGTATACAAATATGATAGACCATACAGCGAAACTAAAAAACAGAAACCATTAAAAATGCAAAATCATTTGATAAATGATGAGATGATGAAAATTTCAAAATTGTCATCATTACTTGAATCATTACAGGAGGCATGGGGATGCACTTATAATGATGTTCAAATCCAGGTAAGATTTGTACCAGAAGGTACTGATAGGGATGAACAATGAGTGATGGTTTATATGATCTAAGATATGCTTTACAAACTTTTCTTGAGGATAAACTTCAAGGTGAAGTGCATGGAGCAGGTATAACAATGGATGGCCCAGTATTCAGACAAGCTGATATTGAGGTTAGCATTGGTGATGATAAATATCAAATAACAATAGAGGAGCTATAATGTATAATGTAATACTTTGGAAAGACAATGGTAATGAAGATATACATGTCTTTGAAAAGAAACCAACATTTGATCAATTGTATGGTTTGATTGGTAATGGATGTTCTTTGATACAGATAGTATCTGGATATAATCCTGATATATCCAACAGAACATTTGATATGTATTGTGATGAAGAAAGTAAATTCAATACAGAATGCTATCCAAACAAACGTGCAACAAATGCTTGGTATGAATGGCAAAAACGTACCAAAAGACAATGTTTGCCAGGTGATTATATTTCTGGTAATGTCTGCATAGTTAGAAAAGTAAATGTAAAACTAAAGGATGCAGCATGAAGGATAAACCAGAAGAAACTAAAGTAAAAAATCCAGAGCCTCGTAGTTTAAGCGAGGTTCTGAAAGATTGTCATGATCTTGTTGATGAGCTAAGATCTAAACTAAAAGAAAAATGTAATCAAGTATTGGATCTGCGTAAGCAACTAGATTATGCACAAGAACAAACTCAATTAGCTGAGTTAAAATATGATAAGCTAAAAGATGCTATTGGAGATGAGTTCAATAGTAGACTTAACAAATCAAAACAGGAAGGTATGTAATGACAGTACAAGATGAAGCTGTTCAAGAAGTTCAGTCAAGAAACAAAGCAAAAGCTCATGAGATTGAAAAAGTACAAAATGAAATGAATGATGCTATGGAAGCGTTGACTATTTTAGATGGTGCTATAAAATCTACATATTTAAAAGATAAACATTCAATGATATTACAAGATTGGTGTAAAGAATACCAAGAAGATATTAATAGATGTAAAATGTTTATACAGGAGGCTAAATGAGTAGAGAAGATCAATTGAGAGCTTTGGTTGCTACTAAGCAATTAGAGATTGATAAACTAAAAAGAGTAATAAAGGAGTTTGAAAATGATAACGCCAGACAGCGAAGTACTTCGGATAGAAAAAAGAATACGAGGACTAAACAGAGTGACGTCAGCGATAAATGATTTGTCTATCTATGGTATATTTTATGGTAACTATCCACAGTTAGTTAGTGTATTAGAACATGCTAAAGATCATGTTAAAGAAGAACTAAAGTTATCTAAAGAAAGATTAGAAACTTTGTATTATCCTAAAGAAGATCAAGGTGCTGAAGCAGTAATACAAGAGTATATTAAAAAAGGTATTTAAATATTCCAGACGTGGGATAGGTAAGTTAGTGACCTGTATGCGATTAGATACTAGTCCTCATTGCAGCTAAACAACTACATTTGCCCACCAGGGAGACTTGGTGGGTTTCTAAATAGTACTTGACTAAGATTGTATCGTTAAGGAGGTCGTCAGGCTAAGTTTTGTTCCAGGATACAATATGAGAAAATAAGCTATTTGGATAACTGTATAGCTTCTACAGTATAATATTATGTGTGCTGTCTGAGGTGGGCAGACGTTCATCCCACCATTAAATTTCTGTAATTTTACGAATTACATTTCTAGAATGTAAAGAATATTTAAGTTAACATAATACGCCAAATTGATGGAGTACTCAGTGTTATTAAATAGAGATACTAAATGTGGGTTAGTTAACCAATGCTTAAATATTCGCCCTAAATTTCTGTAATTTTTACAATCCAAGATTTAGGTATCATAGTACGATCACCAAAGGTTATTGTACCATCATCTTCTTTATCATAACTAGCAAATAATTTTATTGATTTACGATCTTTAGAGAAGATCCAACCTTCGTTTACTGGTGTAGCCAGTTTCATATTTTTAAATTCTTTTTCTGATGCCCAACCTGAATCACTAACACAGTCTACCCATTCAACACGTACTTTGGTATAAGGTATGTCGTTAGAGTCTTTATCTTTAATAGACTTCTTTTTTTTAGTGTAACTTCTTTTTGTCATGAGCTAACCAAATAATAGATTCTATTTCTTCAATTGAAGGGTATTGAGAGATCTTTTCTTCGTTGATGACAAGATCAAGGTAGGTATGATATATCATAGCTAAAGCCATAGCATCAGCTGCTCTAACTGTAAGGTGAGGATGTTGTTCTTTTATAAAGTCACCAATAACATCTGGTTTAACAGTATTAATAAATGACTCAGAATAGTTTTTTCTTTTCTTAGGAAATTTGTAAATTTTGCTCATAATAAACGTACCTCTAGCGAGGATAACTATAATATTTATTTGGGTTGCAGTAGGAAATCAATATTTTTCTTAATTTTAGGTACAAGTTTGTTATATACTTTGATCCATAGCATAGAATCATCATAAAAAAAGGCTCCACCCCACATATTCTTATAATGACTATAAAATTCACTACATATTGGTAGTGGATCTATGTCTATTTTTTCCCAAAATTGACGTTCAGACATCATACAATTGTGTAATTGATGATGATGTTTGACACATAATGGTATTGTAAATTGGTCTCCAACTTTCTGACCAATGCCTCTTTTCATAGCATATTGAATATGATGAGCATTACAACCATACTGTTGGCAAATAATACAAGGATTAGATGCTACCCACTTTAGATACTTTTTGTCTTTTATTCTTAGTTCCTTGTCCTCTGATAGTGTTATGCACTTTCGTGTAGCCATAATAAATTGATAATCTTGCTAGTCCTTCATGAGTTCTATTTGATGCTTTACGTTCTGTCAATCCAAGAATTTTTGCTATTTCAATTATTCCATAGTTGAACCAACAGAATAACTTCATACACTCAGCAAGTTGTGGACCAATTTCATCATCGCAGTCTTTAACAGAAAGAGCTGCACCTAATGATGATGTGATAAAATCTGTACTAGATCCGTCAACACGTTCTTTCATGACGTTACCAGTACCTCCACCCATAAGTTCACATGCTAGTCTATATCTAGATCCAGCTTCATATTCTTCAATAGATATGAGCTTACGATGAAACATATACATAAGACGTGATTCTCTTATGTTTAACCAAACTTTTTTCTTATCTCTAATTGTAGAAATAAGTTCTGGCTTTTCAATCTGACGCATAGTTATTTTTATAATCTTCTGTGTATTTATCAACAAAAGATTTGAAGTTGTCGTTTTTATTATAAAACTTACTGAGTCGATAGACTCTATTTTTAGAACATCTATGATGTCGAGCAATAAGGCTTTTACTCCCATACACTTGTGTAGGGTGTAAAAACCAACACAACAAGATTGATAGATTATATATCTTATAATCTAATTCAGTTCTTGGTGTCTTTTTACCTTTTAATACATCTATTGATATGTTAAAGGTCAAAGCTAAATACTTTTGTATATTATAAACCATAAGGAGATGATTATGAAAATTAAGTATCGACATTCTGCCTCCAAAACTAATACGTTTATTGACAGTCCAGCTTTCTGGATTATCAATGAGTTGTATGATTTTGATTCTGGGCCGAATGCAAGAATGGTAATGGGATTAGCAGCTGAGGATGCAGCTAATCATGCGTTACAAAACCAAATCACTGATGAAAATACTATCACAGAATTTGCTCAAAAGAAATACCTTGAGCATTCTCGTGATGAAGTAGATGATTTGTTACCAACTGAACATAGTGATGATGAGTACGATTGGTCTGCTATTATTGCAAATAAGTTTGTAAAAGAACTACCACAGTTTGGTGATGTAGTATCTTGGCAAAATGAACTTCAAGTACCTGGTAAAAAATGGGGTCTTGAGCATGATATTATTTGCAAAACTGACTTTGAGTTCAAAGATGTAATAGTTGATACAAAGGCTACTGCATATATTAAAAGACTAAAGTCAGGTAAGGTTGATGCGAGATGGTATCCAAAACCTGCAGATATAAGACAACAATGTTTATATCGTGAAGTTTTTGGTAAAGAAACTATGTTATTGTACTGTTCACCAACAGATCAGTATTGTGTAGATATGGTAGGTCGTGATGAACTAAAACCTATGATCAATGCTATGAAACATATTGAACACATACTTAAGATAGCTCCAACAAAAGAGGACATTGTCCGAATGTTCCCTTTGACATTGGACAATTTCAGATGGAAAGGATCCAAAGGATCTGTGGATTTCGCTGAAAAAGTATGGTCAGAATGTTTACAATAGTGTATAAATACTTATGCAAAAACTAGGTAAAATAATAAATCAGATAAATAGGAGAAATATGGAAGCAGAAACATTTGAATGTTCATTCAAAAGAGCATTTGAGAAAGATAATGGTGGCGTTACAGTATACGTTACCAAAGATGATGGTACTGATATGACTGTCTATGGTGAAGCTCTTGGAGCAAGTCGTTGGCAAAAAGGTGCTAGATTGAAAATCGAAGCATTGCCTGTAAGAACTAGTAAGACAGGTAAACAGTATCAAACAGCAAACTCTATTGAGTTATTGGATGGTGAGGTAGCAGTGCCTAATGGTGCTGCAACATCAGTTCCAACAAAAGATCCTAATGCTCAATGGAAAGAAAAATATAGATTAACAATGAGTAATCTTTTGGCTGCAGCTATTCAATCAGGAAACAAAGTAAACTTTGATGAGATTGATGGTTATGTGCGTAAGATCTTACAAGCCAAGATGGATGTAACAGATCTGCCAGATGAAGCTCCATTTTAACCGAACACGTCATCTCCCTTAAGTTAGTTACGTGTATAGGGGTGAAGCTAAGATCCAGGCTTTGCCCCTACTAAATATTATGAAAAATGAAAGACAGTTATTATTTATTCAAACTCGAAATCGAGTTGATGGGTATTGATACATATGGTAGAGATTACTTGGTAAGAGATTTGTATAATAAATATTTGAAGGAGAATCAAAGTGATTACAGAAAAAAGATTGGAAGATTCGTTGAAGTATCTTTCAGAAACAGACGAAGAAAATGCTAAAGCAAATGCTCAAGTTAAATATTTGGATAGGCTTCTTAAGAGAAAGAAAGCTCTCCATATCACTGGTAATACTGCTGATAAAAGCATATCTGCCAAAGAACAAACATACTATGCAAGCGAAACTTATAAGAATGCTGTGGATGAACTATTTGAAGCTGAGGTTACAGCGAGTACGCTTGAGAACAAAAGAGATAAAGAAGGACTTATTATCGACTTATTCAGAACACTAGAAGCTAGTAGACGTAAGAATAACATATGATTTATAAATTTCGTATATGGGTTTACAAACCTGTTACTACTGAAATATTTGTTGATGCTAAGTCAGATGATCATGCTAAAGATATAGTTAATAAATTAGATTCAAGTACATTTAATTGGCAAGACTGTCCTATTACTCCAGATAGAGTAACTTATGAGGTTATTGAATCTGATGAGAAGTCCTGAACAAAGAATGTTTCTTAATGTAATTACTCAAGCTGTACATGATGCAGCATACAAAGGTGTAGATAGATACTATCAATATCATAGAGATCAAGCTGTATCCTGGCTAACTGGTAATTCTAGAGACTTCAGAATTATATGTAGACTAGCAGATTTAGATCCAGATTATACTCATGTTAAAATGATCAAAGCTATGAAACATGATATAAAACAATTGAGAAGAAACTATTACAAAAAACAAAAACCAGATCGAGAGTATCGACCTGGTCGTTATAGATTAAAATTTTAATGACTCACAAGGATATATTTAAAGATATGACTTATAATACACTTAATAAACAAGTTGATGGTAATCACTATAAAGATATGAAGGTTGAGCCTGCATACTTTATTAATGAAAACAATCTACCTTATGCTGAAGGTAATGCTATAAAATATATTTGTAGACATAAAAAAAAAGGCAAACGTAAAGATATTGAGAAAGCTATTCATTATCTTGAGATGATAATAGAAAGAGATTACGATTAATTAAGTATTAACTTTTTAATACTTTTTTGCCCCATATATATTTCAGTTTCTGCTTGTGACTTAATACATTTATAAGATACAGATGTGCCTTTAGCAGTTCTTTCAGCTATTCTTTTTCCTTTAAGACATGCAGATAAAGATGGTTGTATTCTGTGTTCACGAATCTCGTGATCTATAATCATCAACAGAGCAAATACACTTTCTATCATTAGTGATTACCATTTAATTTTTTTTGTAACATATCAACTTGTTCTTTAATATGATCTATGTTTACTTTGTTATATCTACTATTTTCTATTTCTTTTTCTATAGATTCAATTTGACTAGCCAAGTGTT